ATAGTGAGTGTTATATGCGAGAACATCTAATAGTGAATTAATACCACTTCCCTCAAAATCGTAATCTGTAAAATCATCTTGATTACGCATGAAAGTTTTTAAATTATTCTTGATATCATCAAAGTCTAATTCTGTTACATTTAGTTTTTTATTTGTTGTTGCCATTATCGTAATCTCTCTAGTGCGAAGGATATATCTACTAATTCACTTGGTGCGTTTTGTAGATAAAATTCTACTATCACTTCATAGGTATTATTGTCAAAGTTAGGATATACCTCAACGCCAGCAAGTAATGCTCTTGGTTCAAAATTGTTTATTGTATCCTCTATCTTTCTTGATAAGGTACTTGCAGTAAAAGGTGTCATGTTTTCAAATAACATATCACGAACACCAGAACCAATTTCTGGGTGGAAAGGTTTTTCAAAATGTCCAATCTGAACTAAATTACGAATACTTCTTTTTACAGCAGCAGCATCAGTTAAAGGAGTTAAATCTTTCTTTACTGGGTGTTTAGTAAAGTTTAGATTTAAATCTTTATATCTTTTAGATGACCTATCAGAATTATTAGTTCTTTGTGCATCTCTATATGCTGGTTGTACTGCCATTTTGTTTCCTCAACATTTAAATTATTTATGCGTCATCTAAAAAATCGAAACCGAATAAATCTTCTGTTGCAACACCATCTTCTTCAATTGTGGTAAGTAATGCTTCATAGTTACTAAGATAATCTAGAGTATCATCAATAGATACTATTGATTCAAAATCATCAATATATTTTTTTCTCCAAGCTTTAACTTCTTCAAGTGCATTACTATTTCTTTCTAATCTTGTATCTATTGCATGATATTCTGCCCATGCAGTTTTTTTATTCTTTCTTCTAATGTTGTAACCTTCTTCTAACCATTTTCCTAATGTTCTACGACTCTCTTTTGTAAAATCCCCAGAGGGTTTAAAGTTTCCTCTTAGTTTATCTGATAGTTGTCCTTTAATTGCAGTATCAACTTTTACTTTATACACAACTCCTGCTTTAGATTTAAATTTAAAAATTACTGGTAGTTTTATTCTATGTCTTATTGCAGTTTGAACTCTATTCATTTTTGAAAATGCTTTTAATAATTTAAAATGATGTTGTCTAATTTTCTTTTTCTCTTGTCTAAGTTCACCATTGACCATAGGACTTACTTCATTTAATTTAACACCACTTTCTTCTTCAGCAACCTCTACTGCATCAACCTTTTCATCTTCTAAATCTTTTTTCTTCTCTGCTGGTTCAACTATTTTGCCATTAGAAACCAATGACATTTTAATATCTTCTTCTTTTACTTTACATTCTTCAATAAAATCTTTTGTTATTTCACCGTCAGGCACAATTGATGGTGTGTTACTAGCAAACTCTTTAAGTTCTTCTGCGTTCTTTTTAAGAAGTTCTTTATCTACTGTTATATTAGCAACTTTTTCTTCTGCAAGTTTAAGTTGGGTTTGCGCTTCTGTAAATACAGATGCAAGTTCTACTTCACCACCCTCTTGTGGTATTAAAGATTCTTTTGCTTTTTGCTTGACAACTGCTGCTTCATATGATACTTTAACTTCTGCGTAAGTATCTCTAAGAAAAATACTTTTACCATCTTGAGTAAACTGAATACCAGAAAAGAAATTGTTATTTGCAGTTCTACCTTGAACTGAAATAATTTTAGTTGGTGTCTTTTCTAATATAATATTATCTGTACCACTTGCTTTTTGGTCAAAGGTTTGAACACCACTACCACCAGTAGACACTTCAAGATTTGGCATATTACAAATCGCATCTTTCATTTTTGCTTGACCAGCGGCAAGTGAGTCTGGCGAAAGAGGTGGAACACCAGATAAATCTAATCCAGGCAATGCTGGTAAAGATAAACTTGGTAAACCTAAATCATCAAGTGATGGTAATGAAAAACCAGTAAGAGGGTCTATACTAGGGTCAAGTGTTTGTTCTACTGTGTAGATTGCTTTAATCTTTTTAAATACTTTTGTTGTCGTAACAATTGTGTCATCACCGTCTATCTCTGTAGTGAAACCAACACCACTAAAAAAGTTAGTGCCATCTTTCATACCTTGAACTTGTTTGATGGTTTCATATTCTTCTTGAATTATTAATGTATCTGTATTTTCATCTTCTATTGTTTTATCTACAGTAGACTTTGCTGGACTTGCACCTTCACCTAATGCTCCAGTAGCATCACTAACTAACTGGTCTATATCAAAACCTTGACCCTCTAGTGTATCAGTAAATTTACTTTTAAGTTCTAATAACTTTTCAGCGGCAGCACTACCCTTTGTTGCATCTAAAGTTAGATTAACATATTCGTCCATTGCTTCTTGAAAAGACAGAACTGGTTCTTCTGGTATCTCATCAGCAAGATTGTTTAATTCATTTTCAAGTTCTGTTAATTTAGTATCTAATGAACCAGCAATGTCTGAAGCAGCAGAATCAAGTTTTGCAGTAATCTCTTTTTCAATATCTGCAATCTTATCGGTAACAGCAGTTAGTGCGTCATTCTTTCCACAAAGTGCCATCTCTATCCCCCAGCAAAAACATTAGGTGAACCAGCAGCAACTGAAGTACAACCGCTAATACCATCACCCACTCTACCACAACCTTGACCATTTATCTTAACAGTAGAAGAACCACTTGCAATTGGAGCAGAATGAGCAGGACATGGAACGCCAGGCAAAAGATGAGTTGTATTATTATCACCTTGTCTTGAAACTCCTATTCCATTTACAAATACATTTGATGAACCGGCCGCTCTGGTCATACCAGAACAATGTGCAACATCAGCATCACCAATTCGTGTAACAGCAGGCATTAGTTTCTTTCCCTTTTCATTAACTCTTTTAATCTACCAGTCCACTTTTCTATTTCTTCATGTTGTTCTTCAGTATGTGGTTCTGGTGGTATCTCTGGTTCAAATCGTATAACATTATCAAAAGACTTTGGTATGTCTTCATACTTTGTAAACTCTAGATATTTCATTCCATCTCTTATTAAAAATAAATGTGCCATGTTAGTTCAAATTAATAATCGGTGAGTCTGCATCAATCTCTGTTCCAGCGTTTATATCCATTAATGTTCCAGCATTAAATGTTACAGAGTCCTCAGAACTAATCACCATAGGTTGTGCAGATTTAAGATTTAAACTTGTTCCAGTAATCATTGTTGTTTTACCAGTAATAGATGATTGTGCTAAATCTTTTGTTGCAGTAATCTTTATATCACTTAATACCAATTGACTATAATTTTTACCAACAGTCTTCTTATCATTACCCTTTACATTCTCTGTACGATTACCTTTTAATAATACCTCTGTATCTGCACCAACTGTTTGAATAAACTTATCAGAAATGTTTTCTGCAAAAGTTCCTCGTATCTCTTGTTGATGATTACCCCCTGCTTCACCAGCACCAACTTTGATTAATTTATTCTTGTGTATCTTTTGTGTATAATCACCCTCGACCTCAAGAACATAATCACCCTTTACAAGTTGTCTTACATTACCATCAACAGTCAGATTGACAGAACCTTTAACATAACAGTTTCTAGAACCAGCAATAATTTCGTAATCATCACCAACTATCTTTACAACCTTACTACCGTCTGGGTGTATCTCTTCAAATGTTCCGCTACGGTGATAAGTAAAAAGTCTTTCACCCTCTGGACTATCATCTATCTCATGTATATGTCCACTTTCAGATTCGTGTACATGATTAAATGGATAGAAAGAAGTTGTATTCGATTTTGCATCTAACTCATTCCATGTTGAACGACTTTCTTGTACAGCAGCATCTTCAACTGTAGGTATGTATGGTTTAGTTGCGATAGGTACTTCTTGTATCTGCGACTTCTTTCTTGTGTATAATGATGGGTGAGTTTCGCCAACTAGACCTTGTGCAAGTCTATTGACATCATTTTCATTTACAGTTTTTGGATAAACTGCATTTGGGTCATTGAAACCTTTTGACCCATCTGGTAATTCTAAATTAAACCCAGGCAGAGAACCTAGAATAATTGGTTCTTGAAACAAAGGTGGGTCACGAAAGAAACCTAATACCCATGAACCCTCAACTAAGAAAGGTGGTGTTTCTCCCATACCACCCATTGATGGTACGGTAGTTGGATTCATTACCCATGCCCAAGGTAAATCTTCTGTAGGGATATCTGTCTTATCCTCAGTATGATAACCAACAGCACGAACACGAACACGACCAAGTTTGTCTGGGTCATCTCTACTTTCAACGACTCCAGTAAACCAAATAAATCCGTCTTTGCCTGTAATAAATTGTGTAGTATTCATGTGTTTATTTATGGGGAAACAAAGATACTAAATAGTAGTAATCGTTCATCTATGCATATAGACGGAAGTAGGCAATCGCTGAAGGAACGCACTTAACTTTTGGTAACTAATCGAAAGGAGAGTGTTATGAATACGATTATTTTCCAATTAATCAAACTACAACGACAATATAAAAGAGAGCAAAAGTTATGGGCTCTAAATATAAGAAGTAGACTCCGTTCTGCATAATAAAAAAAAGAGAGAACCGAAGTTCTCTCTTTTCCCAATCCGAAGATTGTTCTCCTATTGTTGTACCACCCTTGTCTAATCCGAATCCAATTCGGCGATTAATTAGGCACCTTACGGTTGGGATTTGCCTATTCCTAATTTTCGCAACTTAATCTACTCTATATAGGAATCTAATATGCCACTTGGGCAATCTTTGACATAACCTTGTGAACATTCTTATCAATAGAATTATTCATCTTGTTAAAATAGTTTGTTGCCTTTTGCAACTGATTGATTGCAAAGTACTTGGTATAAACAGAACCGTCCTTGTACTTAACCTCAATCGCATAACCCATCTTTAAAACATTTTCCATAACTATCTCCATACTCTCTGCAATTCCATTGCACTCATTTTTATTCTTTCTGTATACTTTATATCATATCCAGTTCCTGCTGTCAAGTTTTCTTTTTTGACTAAATCCTTATTGATGTGTTTTACCTCATCATATTTTTCTAACAGCGTCTTACACATTTGGTCAAACTCTGTATCATCAATCAAAGTAATATCTTTTTCATAATACAAATAAGACAACATCAAATAATATGGAACTAACATATTTGGATTCTTATCCCATATTCTATGACCTTTATATAAACTTGTTCCTCTCATACAAACTCCTAATCGTAAGTTATTTGAGCAGCGTAGTCAATCTCATCAAAGATTTTTTCCAACTCTGCAATCTTCTCTTTACACTTCATCATTGCAAAACCATTTCCAGGCGTCTTCTTTTTCTTCTTTTCTAATTTCTTCAACATATCAGAAAAGTAAACATATTCGTTTTGCAATTTTGTTAGATATTCCATGTAGTTCATTACGCACTCCACTTTAAATTGTTATCTTCTAGAATAATATCTCTTATCTTTTCCCTATCAACAGAGTCAGCACAAAACTCTTGACCAACATTGTTAATATGTTTTTGAGTTGCCTCAACAACCATTGCACTAGTCATACCCTTGATAGGATACAAACCAGACTTTTCGTTGTAGAACGAATCTACATAGGCAAGAAAGTCAATGATTTGATTTACAACTTTATCATTTGAGGTCATTTGAATTTCCATTACTTAACTCCTTGTTCTTTAGCGGCAGCGATAATGATAGGAGTCAAAACTTCTTCAACTCTATCTTCCCAATGACTCCAAGTCATTCTATTCGCATAACTTGTTTCCCTATAACCAACAGACCAACCATAGATATCTTTGAAAAGTCTTGACCTATTACAAAGACCATTGTTGAAAAGGTCATAGGCAGCATTTTGTGCTCTTCTAAACTTTTCTAAATTTTTATTCTTTGAATTAGGAAACTCACATCTACCCTCAAAAGGAAGTAACTCTTCTAACTTTTCTAGAAGATGTTTGAAACCGACATTAACACCCCAAGGGTTTTTGAACATTTCTTCTTGATAACCTTTATACATATTTTTTTCTCTCTCTCTTGATTATATTAATACTATATCAGACATTTTAAACCTTGTCAACCCCCCCAAGAAAACCCTTGTAAATCAATGACTTACAAGAGTTGACTTTTTGAGAGAAAAGCGAATCGGTGCGAATCACCTACTATCCTCACTTGGATAGGCACATCTATTTAAAATGATATTGTTAATTTCTTCTTTAGACATACTTGCAAGAAGTTCGTCTTGTTCTGCTTCAGTTTCAATACCTAGAACCTTTGCAAGTTTATCAAGACTATCTTGACCACTTGAAGACATTCTATCATATTCCCAAAATAAGTCAACAACTAATTTAGTGACTTGTGATTTATTTAACGACATTATGCAGCCTCCGCTTTTTTTAAGTTTTCTAATTGTTGTTCTAAAGATATTTGACTATCTTGCATAAACTTAGGAACTTGCATACCACTCTGCAACATCTTAGTTTGGATTGTTAAGTTCTCTGTAAGTTTACCTTGAATATAGGCTATTTCAATTGTATTATCTAGCATCATGCGAACCCCCCTTGTTGAATTGATGTATCAAGACACTTCTGAGCAGACTCTTGTGTCATATAGTCTGTGTACCTATCGAAAGGCACAACCATACCACCACAGTCTGGGTCTTTGCAGATTGCACCAACATACCAACCAGCGGCAGATGCCATCACGATTGGTTCTGATACAGGCATTTCTGTACCCCACACAGTTGTGTCGTTGAATTTAATTTCTTTGATATTTTTTGCGAATTCCATAACTTACCTCTCTTTTTGATTCTCTTTATAGTACCATGTTCTCATAACAAAGTCAAGTAAAAAATATTAAATATGCACCATAGGTTGCTATTAAAAAGTAACCTATGACACCAACTGTTAACAACCACCCCATTAAGCGGCCTCCACGATTTCGTATTCTTTGTTCCACTTACCAACACTAATTGACACATAGAAAGCAACATCAAAATAGTCACTCTGAATATCATTGTTGTTGTAGTATTCCTTACCACCAGCAAGACCAGGCGCTGTATGGGCAATCTCAGAAACCTTATCTAAGATTTTTGCATTTTCTTCACCATAGAAATCTTTAGTCCAATGGTGATTGATTTGATGATAACCATCAAGATTGTCCATCTTGGTTTCGTGAGTATACTTGTCAAAGTATTCATACTCAGCAAATCGTGGGCCTTTCATGAAGTTAATGTTAACACCTAAATGGTGGTCACGAGTCACAGAAAATTTGTACTGTGGAAACTCTTTCTTCAGAGCGACACGAATGTGATTAACATCTTGAGCATTTATATAAGCCATATTTTTTCCTTTCTCTCAATTACATATATACTATACCAATGTTCTAAGAACAAGTCAAGTACTTTTTTTCACCTTAAAAAAATGTAATAAATACAAGTAGTTAGAGATAACGGATGATACAATTAACAGACAATGCAAAGGAATATTTGGCGAATCAGACCGAATCGCAGAGGAAACGATTCGCATACCTATCAGTTTTAGGTGGGGGGTGCTCTGGTTTCCAATACAAATGGGAAATGACAGACACCAAAGAAGATGGTATATTGGTTGATGATATCCTTGTTGTAGATAAACTTGCAGAAATGTTTGTGTTAGGTTGTACTATAGACTATGTAAAAGAGTTTGGCGGAAGTTATCTTAAAGTTGTCAATCCAAATGCGACAGCGCAATGTGGGTGTGGAGAAAGTTTTGCGATATAAAATATTTACAATTGAAAGATGTATCTTTTGTGTTCGTGCTAAGATGTTACTAAACAAACATGGTGTATCATTTGAAGAAAAACATTTAAGAGGTGATGATATAGACAAGTTCAAACAACTAACCAAGTTGAATACTTTACCACAAATATATGATGCAAAACAAAATCACATAGGTGGTTACACAGAGTTGTGTGAACATTTTAGTTAAGGAAGTAATATGTTAGAAGCATTAGTAATATCAGTTATAGGTTCTTTCTTTTATGAGAACGCAGAGTTTTTTAAAACAGTAAAAGACCAAAGAGAAGTCGGATACCAATGGGAATGGAATTACAAAGATAGAAACCCAGACGTTCCTGCTATACCATTACAATATGAGAATGGTAAAGAGAAAGTAATCTGGGTTCTAGAAAAATAGGTGGTGCCTCCAGAGAGACTCGAACTCTCACGCCATACGGCCACGGATTTTAAGTCCGTTATGTCTACCTATTCCATCATGGAGGCATTGGCGCTTCCTAGAGGACTCGAACCTCTGACCTACGGTTTAGAAGACCGTTGCTCTAATCCAACTGAGCTAAGGAAGCATTAAGATTATTTGAAAAATTTCTTTGCTATGTTGATAGGATTCTTCAAGTCTGAATAGACTGAATTTATAAAGTTGATATGTTCCTCTAACTTGTCAAGACGTTTATCTATACGGTCTAACTTGTTATTGATTTCTTTTAAGTGCAATTCTATAAAGTATTCTTTTTCACTCATGGATATGCTCCCCCAAAATAATAGTTTAGTATACCCATTAGAAAAATCATGGCGGCCACAGAATTGACAACCATCAATGCTCTATCGTGCCATATTAAACCAACAACCAACCAACCAAGGACTCCAACAAAATGGAAGTAAAGATTAATGGGTGTAAGATTAATTGACGTAAGTGCCATACCGATTAGAATAATAAAAGATGCACACCATTTAATATACCAATCAATAGTTCCGACTGGCGTAAGTTTTTTCCATTCAATTTTTGACATGAACTACATCTTCCACACAAACATAACCAACACCTAAATCAGAAACAGACTCTTCCCAATTACCAGCGGCGATACAATCATATGGGTTTTCAAAATAATCTAATACTTCTCCAACCACTTCACCATTCGACATTATCGAAACCATTACAAGATAAAAACCAGCAACCATATTCATAATTTATTCCTCACCAAAAATTGTATTGTGTGTATTATTCACTCGTACAAATGTTGCACACTTAGATAAAGACTTCAATCTCTTTGCACCAACGTATGTACACGCAGAACGAATACCACTTAATATATCTATAAGAGTATTCTTGACAGGCCCTTTGTGTGGAACTGAAACTGTCTTACCCTCGACACCACGATATTCTCTATGAGGAACATTGTGTCTATCCATTGCAGACTCAGATGCCATTCCGTAAAATTCCATCTTACCATTTTTAATTACACCATCACATTCATCATGTCCTGCTAACATTCCACCAATCATTACAAAGTCTGCACCAGCGGCAAATGCTTTTACGATATCTCCAGAGGTAGTGCAACCACCATCTGCAATAATATGTCCACCCAAACCATGAGCTGCGTCTGCACATTCCATCACAGCGGAAAGTTGTGGATAACCAATTCCAGTTTTAATTCTTGTTGTACAAACAGAACCAGGCCCTACACCGACTTTAATAATATCTGCACCAGCAAGAATCAATTCTTGAGTCATATCCGCTGTTACGACATTACCAGCGACAATCGTTGCTTCTGGTAATCGCATACGAATATCTTTGATTGCGTCAATGACAGAAATGGTATAACCGTTTGCAACATCAACACCAATAAACTCCCATTTCAAATGATGTGTAATCATATGTCCGATATCATCAACACCACTCATCATACAAACATTCTTACCTAACATCTTATTGTCAGTAGTTCCGACTCTCCATTGGGTCGCATCTTTTTTCATATAGTGACGAGCAGGACAAGTAATCATATTCTGTTCTAATAGTCGTTCATACATTTGTGGAGTCCCAACCGTATCCATGTTTGCGGCCATAATGGGAACACCTTTCCAAGTCTTACCACTATGAATAAATGTAAACTCACGATTCATATCCACATCATATCGTGAAGTCAGAGTAGACCTCTTAGGACGAATGAGTACGTCAGAGTAATCTAGTTTAATATCATCTTCTATTCTCATGTTACCACTCCGTTAGGAACAACTGTAATCCATTTGGTTTTCTTTTCTTGGTATTCTCCATGCCTATCATCAATCC